TCTGCTGCAATAATACGGTTCCGCAAAGGCGGGTTCTTACAATTAGATACGGACTACGAAGAAGAGGTTGATTCTTACCGACGTACACGGCAGTCAAAGTTCTACCAAATATAATTAAGGATATATGATGGCAAACAATGTAGACAAGAGCGTATACGCCGCTCCTCAAGGCATAGATGCACTAGCCCAAGAGCAACCTGATTTAGAGATTACGATTGATGACCCAGAAGGTGTTGAGATTAATGCCGACGGTCTAACAATTGTACTAAGCCCTGACGAAGAAAGTGCGGATGACTTTGATGCTAACTTAGCTGAGTTCATGGATGAGGGTGAGCTATCGGAGTTATCAGGTGACTTAGTAGGTGCCTATGAAGATGATGAGGCTTCACGTAAAGAATGGCTTGATACATATGTAGATGGTATTGAATTACTTGGTATGAAGATAGAAGACCGCACAGAGCCTTGGCCCGGAGCATGTAGTGTGTTCCATCCTATGCTAGCGGAGGCAGTAGTTAAGTTCCAAGCCGAGACCATGATGGAGACGTTCCCAGCAGCTGGTCCAGTCAAGACACTAATCATAGGTAAAGAAACCCCAGAGAAAGCAGAAGCGTCAGTTCGTGTAAAAGATGACATGAACTACCAGCTAACTGAGGCAATGCCAGAGTATCGCCCTGAACATGAACGCATGTTGTGGGGTCTAGGTTTAAGTGGTAACGCGTTTAAAAAGGTTTACTACGACCCATCACTTGAGCGTCAAGTAGCAGTCTACGTACCAGCCGAGGATATGGTTGTGCCGTTTGGAGTTTCATCATTACAAACATCGCCACGTGTTACGCACATAATGCGTAAGACAGATAACGAGCTACGGAAGCTACAAGTAGCTGGGTTCTACCGCGACATTGATTTAGGTGAGCCATCACACTCTATTGAAGAAGTAGAGAAGAAGATTGCTGAAAAGATGGGCTTCAACGCTACGATGGATGATAGGTTCAGAGTACTTGAGATGCATGTGGACGTTGACTTACCGGGGTTTGAAGATGTAGATAAGCATGGTGACCCTACAGGCATTGCCCTTCCATATGTAGTTACCATCGAGAAAGGCACAAGGGAAGTATTAGCAGTACGCCGTAACTGGAACCCTGACGACAAGACTAAACAGAAACGCCAGCACTTCGTGCATTATGGCTATATTCCGGGCTTTGGGTTCTACTGCTTCGGGTTAATCCACCTAATTGGGGCATCAGCTAAGTCTGGTACGATGCTACTACGCCAGTTGGTTGATGCAGGTACACTATCTAACCTTCCGGGTGGCTTCAAGACACGTGGTCTTCGCATCAAAGGCGATGACACTCCAATCGCTCCCGCAGAGTTCCGTGATGTAGATGTACCTAGTGGCACTATCCGTGACAATATTCTACCACTTCCATATAAAGAACCAAGCCAAGTATTAATGGTATTGATGCAAGGTATTGTGGAAGAAGGTAAAGCGTTTGCTAACGCAGCTGACTTACAAGTATCAGATATGTCCGCTAACTCTCCGGTAGGCACAACACTCGCTATCTTAGAGCGCACATTGAAAGTGATGAGTGCAGTTCAAGCACGTATCCATTACGCAATGAAGCAAGAGTTTAAGCTATTAGCAGGCATTATTCGTGACTATACGCCAGAAGAGTATAGCTATGAGCCAGAAGAAGGTGACCGTAAAGCTAAGCAAGCTGACTATGATATGGTTGAGGTTATACCCGTATCAGACCCTAATGCAGCTACAATGAGCCAGAAAGTGGTTCAATACCAAGCTGTAATGCAGATGGCACAAGGTAATCCACAGTTATACGACATGGTTGAGCTTAATAAACAGATGTTAGAGGTATTAGGTGTCAAGAACATCGGTAAACTCATCCCAGCAGCAGATAATGAGACCCCAAGAGACCCAGTAACTGAAAACATGAGCTTGATTAATGGTAAAGCTGCTAAAGCATTTATCACTCAAGACCATGAAGCCCACATCCAAGTACATACTTCTGCTATGCAAGACACCAAGATGGCAGCACTTATTGGTCAAAATCCACAAGCACAGACCATACAAGCTGCATATATGGCGCATATCAACGAGCATTTGGCATTCGCGTATCGTCAACAAATTGAAGAACAGTTAGGTACTTCATTACCAAGCCCAGAAGAGAAATTGGACCCAGTAGTAGAAGCACAACTATCTAAATTAATTGCACAAGCAGCACAGCAATTACTAGGTAAGAACCAAGCTGAACAGCAGCAACAGCAAGCGCAACAGCAAGCTCAAGACCCAATGGTTCAAATGCAACAACAAGAGCTACAACTTAAAGGTCAAGAAATCCAAATCAAGGCAGAAAAAGCTAAAGCGGATATCGAGATAGATAAGGCTAAGATACAAGTCGACATGCTACGTATACAGTCTGATGAACGCAAAGCTGGTGCTCAGATTGGGCTTAAAGGTTCTTCAGAGAAAGCTAAACTTGAAGCTTCACAGCAACTAGAGGGGGTTAAGTTAGGTGTAGATTTAGCTAAGACCCACACTCAGAACGCTCATCAGGCTAAGCAGTTAGGGCATCAAGGTGACCAACTAGCCCATCAGAAAGATGTAGCGGCTAAACAGCATGCACTTAGCATTACTGAACTAATGCAAGCTAAAGCGGAAGCCCCGCCGAAACCAACTGAAGGAGCATAAAAATGATTGAAGGCACGTTAGGGATTTTATGGAACCAACTAGAAGACCAACGCAAATTAAAAATCGAACATTTAGCAGATGGTGCAGCTAAAGATTTCGCGCAATATCAAAACACTGTAGGTACGGTTCGGGGTCTACTTATCGCACAGTCACTAATACAAGACCTCGCAAAAAACATGGAGATAGAAGATGAGTAAAGTAAATCTGGCGCAAGCAGTAGATTTATCGGCGGTGCTAAACCAGCCCGAAGAACCTGCGCAAGTAGTTACGCAACTACCACAGCCAAAAGGGTATCGCATTCTATGTGCAGTCCCAGAAGCTGATGAAAAGTACGAAAGTGGCATCATCAAAGATAGTCTTACTAAACGTATTGAAGAGAACGGTACAGTAGTACTTTTTGTACTTAAAGTAGGTGACCTATGCTATTTAGATGAAGGTAAGTTTCCTACAGGTCCGTGGTGTAAAGAAGGCGACTTCGTTCTAACACGTGCTTACGCAGGTACACGCTTCAAAATCCACGGAAGAGAGTTCCGCATTATTAATGATGACACTGTTGAAGGTGTTGTTGACGACCCTCGCGGCTACAGTCGCGCATAAGGAGAAGTAAAATGGCACTAGATACTGAAGATTTTGAGTTTCCCGACGAAAAAGAAGTCCATATTGTTGGTAAGAGTGATGTAAAAGCCACTCCTGATGAGATAGATATCGAAATTGATATCATTGATGACACCCCTGCAAAGGACCGTGACCGTAAACCACTTCCTAAAGAAATGGTTGAAGAGCTAGAAAAAGATGACCTATCTGAGTATTCAGATACAGTTAAAAAGCGTATGGCGCAGCTTACTAAAGTTTACCACGACGAACGCCGTGATAAAGAAGCCGCTGCTAGAGAGAAAGATGAGGCAGTTAAATTTGCACAAGCAATTGTGGAAGAGAATAAACGTCTTAAATCTACGCTAAACTCTGGTGAAAAAGAATTTATCGAAGTAGCTAAGAAATCTGCCGAAAGTGAGATGTCTATAGCTAAGCGTGATTACCGTGAAGCCTATGATGCAGGCGACACAGACAAGATTATAGAAGCGCAACAACGCATGAATGAAGCGCAGTATAAACTGACTCAAACAAATAATTATCAGCCGCAACACAATAACACTTTACAAGCTGATAATAATCATGTAAATATACAACCTGAACGACCCCAAGTACCAAAACCAGACTTAAAAGCCCTGTCTTGGCAGGACAAAAATAGCTGGTTCGGACAAGATGAGGAAATGACTAGTTTAGCTTTGGGGTTGCATGAAAAGCTAGTTAGAAGTGGGATTAACCCAACCTCTGATGAGTATTACACTCGTATTGATAATACGATGCGCAAACGTTTTCCTGAGAATTTTGAGGATGACTCGCTGGACGATGATGTACCCGCCCAACGCACTAGACCGTCGAACGTTGTAGCTTCGGCATCGCGTAGTACCGCGCCAAAAAAAGTACATTTGTCCAAAACCCAATTAGCCTTGGCTAAGAAGTTTGGATTAACGCCTGAACAATATGCACG